TTAATTCACGGCCCCCTTGAGCGCCTTGCTGGGCTTGAACTTGACCCGCTTCCCTTCGGGAATCTCAATGGCCTCGCCGGTGTGCGGATTTCGACCAGTACGGGCCGCCGCCACTTCGACCTTGAAGGAGCCGAAGTCGGTGATCTTGATGTCCTCACCGTTGGCCAGCTTCTCCCGGATAGTGTCCAGGGTTGCGTTGACGATCTCCTCCACCTCACCGGCACGGGTGCGATAGGACTTCTTTTCCACAACAGCTTTGATCAATTCACTTTTGTTCATGATGCCTCCTTAGGGCAGGGCAGGGGTTAATGAGAGAATACGGGCCTGAGTCACAGGGCTGTCAGGGCCGTTGTTTCCGTTTGGTTTCACGAAGTCCTTGAGTGCTTCCAGGATGCTCCGCATCTTCCGCATCGACTCGGTCGGGGAGTATTGCTTATCCCTGAACAGAAATCCGATCAGGGAGACGTTGTCGTGGGAGAAATATTCGACCAGCAAAGAGGCCGAGAAGGCGTCCAGAGGGCCGTCGAAGTGCAATCGCTTGGACAATTCCAGGATGACTCCCTCCAAGAGGGCTTCGGAGCACTCTCCGAAGCCCCTGATCTCGGCAAGCCAGTCCTTGAACTGCTCGCCGCCGTCGCCCCTCAGGTATTCCTTGGTCAGCATGAAGAGGATGTCCCGCCGCATAGGTTCCTCCTACAGGGCCGCTATATCGAGCGGGATGGGCTTGTAGCTGTCATCGCTCTGCCGCTCATAGAACCGGATGTACGGCTTGGAGCCGACAACCTGGAGGCTGTCACCGATGGCTTGCATGGCCTTAGCCCAGCGCCCGTCGGAGATTTCCAGACGCCTCAGGCCGAGGATGCGGCCCACGTTGATTTTGCCTTCCTGGTCGACGCGGAAGGCGTCATTGATGATGGTCTTGACCTCATCGCGCCCTTCCGCCGTCCATTCGCGCAAGCACTCATCGATAAGGGCTTTCGCTGCCTGGAGGCGCTCGTCGAAGGTGATGTGCTCGGCGATCTGCCGGACGATCTTATACTGGCCATCGAAGCTGTAGAGGGTGACGTTGCCCTTCTTGCCGCCCAGCTTGGCGTCATACTTCTCGGCGCTCGTCTCGACGAAAGCCTCGACCTCGCCCATTGCCTCTCCCTTGAACTTGGCGACCATGGCGCTGACTTCCTTGGCCTTGTCAGCCAGCTCGTTAACGGTCTCGTCGCGGAGGAGGTCAACTTCCTTGATGTTGCTTTCAGGGATGAGGTTGCGCTTGGCGTCCATCCTGTATCCTTGGGGGATAGTGGTCTCGATGTTTTCCATGATGTCTCCTAGTTGACGGTGGCGAGTTCCAGGCCATCCACACGGCTGGCCTCGGCGGCGATGGCGCTGGCGATCGCGTTGGCCTCCTCGCGCAGTTCGGAGGGCAGATTGTCAGCCAAGATGCGAAGCCGTGCGGTACAATTAATCATCTTGCCGCTGATCGGTCCCTTGGGAGTCCAGCCCCGGTCCTTGTTGGTACGTGCGGTCTCATTAGCCATGTCTAATCCTCCTTGGTTTCGTTGTGCTCGCACTTACGGCAAGCCTTGTAGAGCCTGACGCGCATGCTGTTGTTGGCGGTAAACGGTTGGGCTTGATTCCGGGCGCAATCAGCCTCGCTGATCTCGCCCAGGATCGGGCAGATGACCGTCCCGGCCATGAGGGCCAGCCGGACAGCCTTTTCGACGTTGCTGAGGTTGCCGCGATACTTGTTCTGGAGAACCAAGCTCACGACGGCAGGAGAGAACCCGATCCGCTTGGCGGTCTTGGCCTGACTGGTGGAGTCGCACTCCGTTGCCAGGGTGATCAGCCATTCGGGCATCAGGTCGTTCCACGCGGTCTTGACGGTGTTCTGAGCAACGCTAGTCATCGCTGCCCTCCTGCCAAACGACCTCGTTTAAATTGGGGTCAAAAACCTGTTTAATGCGCTGAATCTGAGGCGACTGAGGGCCGGTGTTCCTGCTCGGAATCAGCCGGTATCGGGCCTGATTGCATCCGGGCTTGGCCTTCTTGACCAGGGCCAGATAGCCAGCCTTATAGAGGTGCTTGATGTAGTCCTTGGCATCGGCCTCGTTGACGCTGACGTGGGCGGTGGAAGCGTTGATGGCGAGATCGGCGGCGCTGAAGGTGTCTCCCATCTTCATGGTGCGCCACATATTCTCGCGATTCCTGCCCATGGTCACTTCGCTGCCGTCCTTACGGAGGCGGGGAGCTTCCAGGCCGCTCTTTATCAGCTTGAAAGTGACGGGCTGGCCCACCACGCGTTCACCTTCGGCGTCGATCTTCTCTACATAGCCGCCCTTGGCCAAACGGTTCAGGTAGTCGCGGATCGTGCTCTTGGTGCCGTGATTTGCCCTCTCGACCTTCAGCCAGATGTCTTTGATGGTGAAGGCTTGGTTTACGCCGAATTCAAGCACCATGATGCGCCAGAACTCTTTGTAGCCGGGAGCGGCTTTGTGTGCCGGTTGACGAGCCATTACATCCTCCCCCTGGGCGGACGGCCAGTGAACAGATCGCCATTGAAATCCTTCAGGTCGATGGTGGTCTTTCCGGTCGCGATAGCCTGTTCGCGGACGCGCTCCAGGTTGACGCAGATGCGCCGGACACGGCCCTGGGAAGCATCGCTGATCTTGATGAGGAGAGCCGGGTCGATGGTGACGTCCTTGCAGTAGAGACGGGCAAGGTGATGAACATCGTCGACGTCGGCAGGAGCGGCAGCTTGCCAGTCCAGGATACGGTTGTGGAAGCGTTCCCACCGCTCCAGCTTGGCCGGGAGCAGCTCCTCGCCGATGAGGATGATGGCCGCGCCGGTCTTGTCGTGAATCTCACGGACAAGCTCGACCATGCCCTTCTCGGCAACGTAGTCGAACTCATCTATGATCAGCGGCTTGTCATCGAGCGCCAGGGCCTCGATGATCGCGTCCACCATGTCGGCGATGGTGCGGCCTTTCGGAGTGATGCCGATCTCGGACAGGAGCGCTTCGCAGAAACGCTTCTTTGTCCAGCTTGAGCCGACTTCCACATACCGAGCCTTGTACAGGTTCGCGGCGTAGGTAGCCGAGAACGTCTTGCCGAATCCGCTGAATCCGTGGAAGGTCGCCATGCCGGGAAGGTGGTCCGGGCGTTCCATGACGCGTTCCACCAGCTCGGTAAACAGAGCCACGTTTTTAAGCGGTGCGATAGTGCCGTTAAGTCCCTTAGTCACTGCATTCCTCCTTGTTAGTTCCCGCCGATTCCAAAGCCTTTGCCCTTGAAATCTTCGTAAAATTTGATCTGAGCCTTGTACTCAGGTGTCGTCTGGTATCCGCCAAGCCACTGAGCATCCTCAGGGGCTACAAATTCCTTGTTTTCAATGGCTGCCATCAGTTCCAGGGCCTCTTCAAAACGCCCTTGCTTGGTTGTCCGCCTGGGCAGCTCAATCACCTTTTGGCGAGGGGCTTCCTCAAGGGCCTGAACCGTCTCGGCCTGGATTGCCTTCTGGCGCTCGGTCAGAGGCTCGGCCTCGATGACGTTCATACGGCGACCTTCAAGCTCCTCAAGCACCTCGTTGCGATGCGTCTCAAGCCGTTTGATGCGACCCATGGCGCGTTTCTCGCGAGCCTCTTCCAGCATGGACTTCGGGATGTAATCGGTCTTGTTGGCGTCGAGTTCCGCCGTGCAGACGAATCGGCCTTCCAGATCGCGGACGTAGACCTTGGATGAGTCGTGAATGTCGTAGCCGACCTGAACTTCTTGCTCGTGGAAGTAAGTGAGAGCCGTGTTGAAATAGATGCTTTTGAAGAGCTTGATCTCACACCGTCGCACGGTGCGGACTTCATACGGACGGAAGCAGTCTTCAAGCTCGGTCGACTCCGCCCAGGTCAACTCGACGCCGCTGGCCATGTGGCAATCCCAACACTCTGCCGGGGTCATGTGGCGCTTTCTTCCTGTCTGCGGATCACGGACTTTCGGAAGCGATGAATGCGGACGATTGTTGTACGCTGAGACATGGCCTTCGGCCCACTTCATGAAGTCTTCCCAGGACATCATCACATCCGACTCGCCCTTGAGCTTGATGTCGTTTCTGGTGCGTTTGAAGATGGCCTGACGGGCTTGTTGGTCCATGTCATGACCGACGTAGGTGGGAACCTCTTTCGCAGCCCTTATCCAGCAATTCTTGTTGAACAGCTCGATGACGCCGCGAGCCTGGGAGTTGTAGGCGATGGAATGCATCTTGGTGATGCCAAGCCTGTCCATGATGCCGGTGGCAGCATTGTCCATGTATGCGTTTTTGTAGCCGCATCCGTTATCCACATAGAAGATGGCCGGGATGGAGCCGCGTTCAATCGAACAACGCAAAGCATCGGCCACTCCGAAGGATGATTCGGCGAGAGCCACGCTCCATCCCACACAAACGCGGGTAGCGACGTCGAGGACGCTGATCATTTCCGGCCTGAACGGACGGCCATGACGGGGATGCGCGACTTCCATGTCCATGCAATGACCGTCGGAAGTGAAGCAATCGGCAGGGACAAGGGATTTAAAGTCGCGGCGTTTAAACGCCAGCATCTTTTTTAATTCACGAGGGCCGAGACGGCCTCGGTTGGCCTCGACGACGCCGATTGCTCTGATCTCACGCTCTACGGTGGAGAGCGAAGGCAGTTTGACGCCGCGCTTCTCAAGCTTCTCATGGCATGAGGCAATGGATGGCTTGGTCGGCTGACGGTATTCGTTAAGCATTTCCGGCAGCCACTTGGGAATTGGACGCCCTTGTGAAGCTTTGGGAGCCAGGGCGTCAGCGCCGTCGTTCTTCAAAATTCGACGCCAGTTGCGGAGGGATGCCGCTGATACAGCTCGGCCCTTTCCTCGCTTGGCGTTGGCGGTCTCGACGTACTGGAGCAGCTCCTCGGACAACTCGCCGCTCTTGGCCAGCTCAGCGAACTTCCTCTCGGCTTTCATGATGCCGATACTGAGGCCCATGGCCTCGATCTCACGAAGGATCACGAGACGAGCATCGCGGATGTCTCGCTGCCATTCTTTAAGAGGAACACTTTGCTCAGCGGGAAGATTGTCAACCTTTGCTATGGGAGTAGGCTTCGCAACCTTGAACTGATCCGCAAGACGGTCAGCAATTTGGTCGCGTGTTTTTTGCGGCATCGTAGCGATGAAGAACTCGTTGCCTCCGCCTTTGCCTTTGCGTGGACGGGAATCCCATCCTTCGCGCTTGGCTCGAAGCTGCATAGCTCTTTCGGTGACGCCGAATAGCTCGGCCAGCTCTCGTGCGGAATAAGCCTTCTTCATTCCTTGGCCCCCTCTTTAATTCCGAGAGCTTTGGACGGGCATCCCTTCTTCAAAAACCAATTTGTCAATGGCTTTGACGGCATCGTGCCGAGAGTGAAGCGCCTTACAGCGGTGGCAGAACAGCCAAAATCTTCAGCTACAGACTTTGGGGTAAATTCCTTCTCCTCCATCCAGGCACGGATCAATCTTTTTACAGGCTTGCTCATCCTCGGATCGCCTCCATAATCTCCTTCTTTTCCTTACGGCGCTCCTTCTCTTCAGCCGTGATTTCGCCAAGCCGATAGATGGGAGCTTGCTTCTCTGAGAGGGCAAGCATGTTTGCGGGGTCTAAAGCGGTCTGTGCGACTGATATGTCATTGAGAACAACAGAAAGAGCACCAACGTATTCCATAGGAATCCGTCGGTCCTTTTTCTCCGGGGCTGCCCAGTTATTGATTTGATTGGTTCCGATGTTCTCCCCAAGGAGGCGCGACATCTCATCAGCAACAACTTCACGTGACAAACCGGACTTCTTTAAAGCCTCACGTAAAGCGTCTTTGACAGCATCGCCGCACCGCATAGAGCCATTCCTGAACCGCTGGCTCGGAAGCTCGGACATAGGGAGGGTCAATTGGAAGGATGTTCTGTCAGACATTTCCCGCACCTTGGACGTTGCACATTCCTTTCGTGGCGGGTACAAACGGATTTACAAGTTATAAAATGTAACCGCGCACAAGTTGTAATTACAACTTTAAACTTAAAGATGTCAACTCCAAATTAAATTTCGGAGTTTTAAATTTACGGCTTTGCACAAACGGTTGTAACTCTTAAACAAACAAACCTTTCGGTATTTCGGGGTTTGTTTCGGAGTTCCACATGGGAAGTGCGAAAAGATTTGAAGAGGTTATTGGCCGTCTTTACAAGGCCGCCAAGGCGCAGAGTGACTCTGAGCTGGCTAGGGCCTTACAGATAACGCCTCAATCAGTAGCAGGAGCAAGGAAACGCCAAGAAATCCCGCCAGCTTGGATTCAATCTTTAGCTGTAAGCCAATCAATATCTGCGGACTGGCTCCTTTTCGGCGAAGGAAGCATGGAACGAGATGGCTTCTCCCAAGATTCCAGCCAGGTGGACATTGAGCAGCTTGCGACAATCCTTGAGGCTGTTGAAGAGGTGTTGACGGCTGCACACCGAAAGCTCTCGCCAAACAAAAAAGCACAACTCATTTCGGCTCTTTATGAGCTTTATTCAGAAGCTAATGTCCCTGTAGATAATGCGAAAGTGCTGCGACTGATTAAGTCTGTAGCTTAAAGGAAGTGTAAGGTGTCGAAGGATAAAGAAGAACTAAAGGCAAAGGTTATAGAATTATTTCAGAATTCAGCCCAAGACAATCCTGCGGCAACAACGGTCACCGGTAATGGGAACATCGTTGGAAACGGTAATTTCGTTGTAAAAACCGAGAAGATAATTCACAAAACTATCGTTCGGCCTGAGCCTGGACTGGAACATATTACTGAAGACCAAGCCGCAAGTTTGCAGAGATTGGTAAAAGAGGTGGTTGACCTAGAAGAGAAGGTAAAAAGACAACCCAAAGGGTATCCTGCTGTATGGAGGTCATTAAACGCCAGAATGAAGGTAGCCAGCTACCGTATGATCCCTTTCAGCAAATACCCATCTGCCGAAAAGTATCTACGCAACTGGTTAGGTAGACTGAATTCTTCAAAGTCAGCGCCCAAGAAAAATGGCAATTGGCGCAATCAACGCTATCGCCACAATCATGCTGTTGCAAAGAAGTACGATCTTTATGACAAGATGAGAGCGTACATGCTGGATAAGTTTGATGCTCAGTCTCAACGCGATCTGGACAACACAGAGTTGGATCAACTTTATCGACGCATGGCCGCTTGGAAAAGAAATATTGAGAAACAATAG